AAATAATCCAATGCATAAATTTCCAACACCTCATTTTGTGTAATTTGGTAAAATGTAGGCATTGCAGTAAAATCAGCATTTTGATTGTCCACATAAACGATTTTTGAAAACCACTGTTGAATGATTGGTCCATTAGCCGCATAGCGAGTGAACAAACACCAATCACCAACCCGGAACCCTTCATCCAACCAACCAATCGTTGGTGACGTCACTACATTCAACGAAACATCCAACGTCAATGGATTATTTACGCTTGAAATACGAATGATTGAACGCAATGTGAATGAAGCGGTCAATTGATCACCGGCATTCGAAATGTATTGTTGTGACGAATTCCCAAATGAATCCGTGAACGTATTATTTTGAATTTGAATTGGCATTTTTTATTATTTTTTTCAATCCTTCAATGTTTCCTTTTTTCAACTCGCGAATCACTTCATTCAATTCACCTTGGTGTTTTGCAACTTTTTTGCGCTCATCTTCCGGCAATTTGTTCAATGCTTCGTTCGCATCCTTCACCAATGATTCCAATCCCTTGGTCATTTGGTTAATCATGTTTAATGTTTCGTTTTCCTTCATGTTAATCGTTTAATGTAATGACCTCAACTTGACCATTCGCATAATTGAACGGAATTCGATATGTAATATTTGCCAATGATTTTTCGTCATTGAAACGAATCGACAATATTTCACACACAATTCCATCAATTTGCGCAAAGTTATTATTTAACAAAGTTACAAAATCATTTGCAGTTAATCGAACCGGCGCATCATTTACAACTTTGTATCCATTCACTTGAATTTCATTGATTTTGTGATAATCTTCATAAAACGCCGCCGCGCTTTGTTTCTCAATCCAATCCGGTGCGATTTTGCTGTTTTGCGAATAAATCAATTTTGTTTGTGAGTAATACGCTTGCGAAATAACCATGCACCCAACACGCGCCAAAACCGTTGATTGATAATTCCCATTCCCACCAAAAATGTTGATTACAGCATCAATAGCCACTAAAAAACCTTTGACGATTTCCTCAACAAAAGTGAGACGATTTTTTCGGATTCCCAATGCAAAAGGGATTTGAACATCGTTCACACCTTTGATTGTAACCAAATCTGAATTGACCACGTTTGTTTTTTCCGTTGAATACTCCGCATCCGAAATGGAAAAATTGTCAATGGTGTGAATATCTGAAAAATCGGTCAAATAATGAATGTAGGTTCTTTTCCACGCTTCGTCCGTGTTGTATCTTATTTCGCTTTGCCGGTTGTCTTGTAAATTCAAAGCCGGAATGATTTGATTTTGTGTTGTTCCGGACCAATAGTCACGGCGTTCAATCTGAACCACCCCATCAACAACGCGTGTACGTGCGTTGAATGTTTGTTCAATCGCATCAATCAACAATCCCAATGTTGGAACCGTATCGGATGCACTTGGATAAGTTTTTGTTTGTCCAAATCCGTTTTTCACAAAAAATATTGAATTTTCCGTTTCTAATGGAACCGGCAAAACAACCAAATTGGATAATGATTGCAACAAATCCGATTGCAGCGTGTAACCTAAATAATCACAACCGCGTTCAACCAAATTTTTCAATTTACAACCTTTCATTTGTAACAAAGGCGGGTAAACCGTTTGAATCAATTGTTGAACATAATTCACCAATGCAACGGTCAAAAATGCAATGTATGCCAATTGTGCAATCGCATTCAATGAAGCGGTGATGATTGCGCCGGTATTATAAGAAACAACCGGACCGGCCGCCGAAACACCAACAATTGGTGTTGATGCTTCAATCAAATCACTAATTGCAGAATTGAATTCCAACACCGCATCCGCCAACGCTTTTGCAATCGTGAACGTTCCCAACGCCAACGTTAATGCAATTTCCGTTTGATTGTCTTTTATTATCAAATAATCAATTTCAGTAGTTGGAAAAAACACGCCTTTTTCGGCCATCAATTCGAATGATGTTCCATTCGCTTGGTCGAAAAAATTATCATACGCATTCCGGCGTTTTATCTTCACCTCTATTTCATAATCCCGGAAAACCGCATCATCTGTTAGATCCACATAGTAATTTAATGAAATATTCGGCCCCATTTCAATCCGGTATGGAATGCCCTCAAAGAATCCAACGTTTTGAATGTGTTGATCAATGATTGTTTTTGCTTCACGCGGCAAAATAACTTTATCGGCATCCACTTGAAGGATGTTTGGTTCCCCGGTGAATGTTGACAAAACACCAAAATCCAAAATGTTGCGCGGTGCAACTTCAATTTCGTTCAAAAAATGTCGCATTATCTGTTCGTTCTGTATCTGTTATAAACAACCGTATTCCCTTTTTTCACGCTTTTTGTAATGGTCAACGCACCATCAATGATTCGTTCCAATTCAATGTTCGTTTCTGGTTTCATTCGGATTGTTTGTTCCAATGATTTCAAACGTTCAACAACTTCATTCGGTTGTGGTTGTTTTGATTGTTGGAAGTTGATTTTGTTTTCTAATTCACCGGCACGATATTTCAACGCCAAATTTGACAATTCATCATTGGATAAATCACCAACCATTTCATTTTGTTTTTTGGTCAAAACACGTTCATTTGGATGCAATATGGCATGGAATCCGCCTTTTCCGTCAACTCCTTCACCATGTGTGCCGGTGTCCTCGGTTCCCTTCGCGAATGCCGGTAAATTTTGAATAAATTGTGTTAACAATGTAATATCACTAAACGTTTTTAACAATGGATTTTTAACGTCCGGATCCTCGGTGTTTTTCAAATATGCTTGCAATGTATCGGATGCCAATTGAACGCGTTGTTTTCGGCGTTCCAATTGTTCTTTTTTACGATTAGATTCTGCAATCAAACGCGCTTCCGTTGCCAATGATTGTTGTGCATTGATATTTCCGTTTTTTGCCAATTCCAAATAAAGATCATAACGTTGTTGCGCCTTGTCCATTTCCTCATCCAATTTCGCAATTCGTTCATCCGCTAATCGTGAAAACGCGGTTGTTAATTCTTGAATGATTTTGATTTGTTCATCTGCCGAAATACGAACAATTTCAACCGTTTCATTTTCCACATTTTCGGTTTCTTTGTTTTTTGATTTCAACAACTCCAAACGTTTGTTCAAAATTTCTTCATCAATTGATAAAATGTCCATTCCATAATCTTCACGCAATGCACGTTGTTTCATCAATGATTCAATTTGCATTTCCAAAATTGATTGTTCGAATTGTTCCTGTGTTATTTCTTGGTCCAACAATTGTTGTTTCAATGAAATCGTTTGCTTTGTCAATTCATGTTCAATCGATTCGGATTGCTCTTGATACCTTTCATCCAACGCGGCACCGGCATCGCCAATATCATCCACCAACAAATCATCAATTTCCTTTCTTTTTGATGCCGCTTTTTTAACGCGGTCAATGAATGATTCCACTTTTTCATCCGCATCACCTTCATCACCTTCATCACCGGTTGGAAACAATGGAATGTTAACACCTTCGCCGGATTTTTCCATGTCCAACAATGCATCCTCATAAGTTTTGCGCGCTTGTTCAAATATTGGTGTTATTTCATCCAATTGTGATTGCCATGCATAGAAAATGTTTTCAAGTTCAGTCACACCGGTTGCGCCAAAATACTCAAACACATTTGACAATGTTTGTTCTGCAAAACCTTGTTTATTGAATGCAGCCAATGCCCTCGATGCTTTGTCAACTTCAAATGTGATTTTCGCCGTTTGTTCGGATAATAGTTCAAACGCAATTTGTTTTCGTTTCAACTCCGTTCGTTTTCCAATTTGTTCAATCAATTGTTTTTCCGCTTCGGTGATTGCGTTCAAAAATTCAACTTCCGATTTGTAATTTCCTAACGTTAATTTATACTTTGAATTGATTGTGTTCATCAAATTCAAACGTTCTTTTGATTCTGGATTTGTTTTCTTTAATGCACCAAACAACCGGTTTACTTCACGCACTTCATTTGCACTTTCATCGGTCAATTTTTTTTGCGCTTCCGCTAATCCTTGCATTGCATTTTCCGTTGTTTTTGAAATGGAATTCAATTCACTAAATTCGCGCACCAATTCCATGATTCCAACCAACGCAATTCCAACAATGTTTGTTTTGATGAATGATCCCAATTGGCGCATGGTATTTCCCAAAACTTGTGTTGCGCCCTTCATGATTCCCATGTTTTTGGCACCTTGCAAAAATGATGATGCCAACAATTTGTTCACTCCGATTTGCGCCAATGTTACGGTTTTATACCAAATCCACATTTTTCCAACGGTCACAATCGTGTTCAAAATGGTTTCTAAATTTTCGGCTAATGACAAAATGAATTCCTTTAATGTTTCAGTCACTCCACCGGATTCCGCTGCGCCTAAAATATAACCTTCCCACGCTGAATTCAATAAATCCAACGCACCGCCCAACGTATCCAATTGCATTGCTGCCATTGTTGCGGCCGCACCGCCGGCATCATTCAATTTTTCAGTCAATGCCGCAACCGAATCACCGGATTCCGCCAATATGGTTCCAATCACCGCACCGCGTTTTCCAAACAATTCTAATGATGTTGCGTTTTTATCCGTTGCCGTGTTGATTTGGTTCATCGCTTCATCGAATGTCATTCCCGATTTTGCTAACTCCAAAAATATGTTTCGCAACCCGGTTCCGGCCGTGCTTGCATCAATTCCACGATCGGTCAACGTTCCAATCATTGCGGTTGTTTCTTCAATGTTCCTTCCGGCCGACTTTGCAACCGGTGCCACAATTGCCAAAGCCGTTGAAAACTTTTCCATGTCCAATGATGATGATGTAAACGATTTGGCCATAACATCCACAACACGTTGCGTTTCTAATGTTGACAAACCAAACGCACGAACATTCGCACCAACAACCGCCGCCGCTTCACTCAAATCGGATCCGGATGCCGCTGCCAATTGCAATGTCGCATCGGTCACATTGTTGATTTCCTTTTGACTGAATCCCAATTTCGCAAATTCTAATTGCAGTTCACTAACTTGGGCCGCCGTGAATCGTGTTGTTGCACCCAATTGTTTCGCGGTTTCGGTCAACTCTGACATTTCATTTCGTGAAACACCCAACACCGATGCCAAATTCGCTTGTGCTTGGTCGAAATCCTTCACAACATTGAACACGTTTCGAATCACCATTGCCGAACCAAACGCCAATCCCAATGAAGATAATGCACCGGATAATTTTCCCAATGCCGAACGATAATTTCCAACATTCCGAAAATTATCACCAACCGTTTTATCCAATTTTTTCAATTGACGATCACCATTCCGGGCCGCCGTTGTTACCTTTCTATATTGTTGCTCTAAATTTCTATATTCTTTGGTATTTTTACGGCCGGATTGTTCCAATTTAAGCATTTCCGCGCCCAAACGTTTGGATTCGTTTTTCTGGTCACGTGTTGCCCTCACTAATTGTTTGTATGCATCGCTTTCATCCTTTGCCGCCTTCGCATTTTTTTCAGCCAATTTTGCTTGCCGTTCGGATTCCCGGTTTTGTTGTTGTGCCGTTCTTAATTGTTGTTGCTTTGTGCGTTCCTTTTGTTGGTTGATTTTTTCCAATTCTTGTTCCGCCTTCGCTTGTTCTTTCATCAAACGCGCTTTTTCTTGATCCACTTTGATGGATGTTTTCATCGTGGTTTCGGCTTTCTTACTTGCTTGCGTATATTTGTTGATTGATGCCGTGGTTTTTTCCAATCCGGTTGCCAACTCCGATTTGATGATTTGCGCACTTTCTCGCAATTCTTTATTTAACAAATCCAATTGTTGGATTGTTTTTTGTGCGGAATCTCGGATCTCTTTATATAAATCCGATTCAGCTATTTCACTCCTTTTTATCTGCCCACTTGCCATATTCGTTCACAATTGTGTAAAATTCAACCACCGTTATTTCCTTCACCTTCAATCCATATCCTAACCACTTAGATAAATGGATCAACGATTGTTCTATCGTTTGACCATTGCCAAAATTCATTTGCAATGCATCAATTTTTGTTTTCATTATATCAATCTCGGTTAACTTGAAACGCTCATTTGTCAACACAAAATCACATTCCAACACCGCTTTTTGTTTCAACAATTTTAAATATTTTTCAAACTTTTCGCCAATTCCGAACCTTTCCAAATATTCATCATGTAATTTTATCCATTGTTGTTCATTTCCTTCATGTTCCTTTTGTTCTTTGTTTACAAATTCAATGTTTCCATCCATACATTTGCGCCAATCAAACAACGGCATTTCATCAATTGATTCCCAAAATGAAACG